CACTTTCGGCGTGACATTGACGATCGGCTCTTTTCCCGCCACGGTCGCCAGCGCTTGCAGTATAGCCGTCTGCTGTCCGGCAATCTGCCCAAGTGCTTGCCCGAGCTGGTTTAGCGCCTCTGCGATCGGTCGCATGTCCGCCGCGTCTACCTTGATCTCGGGGATCTTGATTTCAGGAATGTCGATTTTCGGTGCGCCGATACGGATAGGCGGCAATTCAAGCACCTGATTCATTCCGGTTTGCGGGCTTACGCCCATGTTGAGCCTATTCCGTTTCGCCATCGTCGTCGTCCTCGTAATCCAATTCTACCTCGGGCAGATCATCGTCACCTTCATTCAGCTCCGCGCCGCGTGAGGCAATTTCGAGCGCTTGCTGATACATTTCGCTGGCATCGACTACCGTGCTCGCCGCGTCTGCCATTGCTTTATCAGCTTGCGCCTGTTTGAGCAAGGTATCTGCCCGCATATTGTCGATTTTCGCGTCCAGTTCGCCCGCTTTGAGTTTGCCTTCGGCGATCAGCTCTTGCTCGCGCAGCGCCAGCTCGCGCAGTTTGAGCTGTATTTCGGCGCGCTTGCCCTGCAAATCCGCCGATTTGATCTGACTATCGAGCTGCATTTTCTGCCCTTCCGACTGCGCTTTAAGCTGTACCTCTTGCGCTTTGCGCTGTTGCTCGGCCTGCAATGCCTGCGCCTGCGCCTGTGCCAGAAGCATGTTTGGATCGGGCGGCGGCTCGGGCGGCTGATATTCGGGCGATGACGGATCGACGAAAAACGTCTTTACGTCGCCGACGCCTGCGGCATTGATCAGTTTTTCGAGTCCCTTGTAAATGCGCTGCGGGTCGCTCAATCCCTGCCCTGCCGCCTCTTTTTGGATCGCAAGTAGCTGCGTCAACAATTCGAGCTGTTGCCGTTTGGTATGGAAACCAAGCCCGACGTTCACGCTCATGTCAGTACGATTGCGCCAGCCCTGCGGATCTACGTCAATCCATTCGCCGCGCAGCTTGACCGTCTTGCGAATATCCCAATGCGAGCGCAACAGTTGATGCACTTTGAGCATAAGCTGCCGAAAGCCCGTTTCGGCGAAAATGCGCACAAGCATTTCAATGCGCTGGCTGGCGCGATCCATTGCGTTCGCAAATACCTCTTGCCGAACCTCTTGCAGTGCGTTCGCGTCTACTTGCGCTTCGGGCGATACGCCTGTCCGAATTTGCGATTGCGTTTGGAAATGCTGAATGACCGGCAACAGCTCGCCGACGATTGATTGCGTCGGCTCTGGCACGAAAGCGTTTGCTGCCGGACCGCGAACCGGGATGAATTCGGCTTGCGTGTTGAGTATCGCTTCCATTGTCGCGCCGTCCTCGGTAAGCGCATCCTCGCTAAACACCTTACGTCGCACGTTGATCTTGTAGATGTTATCGAGCAGTTGCCGCGTGAGCACTGACTGCAAAAGCTGCAAGTCTTTCATAATGTCCACGTAGCCCATGCCGTTGTGCTTGTGCTGCATGAGAATTGCCGACATTGCGACAAGCGGCTGGTAGTTCGTTTCGACGTTCTCGAATACCCGATCGCCGATCAGCATGATTCGACGGTACTGCGCTTTGCCAGTGCCGTCGTAATCCATCCAGACGTAACATTCGTGACACCAGAATGAGCGCATTGACGGATCGGTTTCGGCGTATGAGTCGGGATCTTCGTCCTCGTAAAACAGCCGATTGACACGTTCGTCATTCCACTGGTAGTTATCGCCGGTTCCGACGTTTTCCAGTTCGTCGGGATCGTAGCCTTCATTGACCAGTTGCGTGAATGGCTTGCGCACGCGATGCGCAACAAAAGCCGCTTCGTCCAGATTCGTCGTCGTGCATTCGCGATGCACAAGCGCTTCCTCGGGCGGAACCGGCAAGATGCGCAATTCCATGACGGTTTTTGTCGTGCGTATTTTGAGATCGAACACTTCAATTTCGACCTCAGACGGCATTGCTCCCGGTGGCGGGCCAGCCTGCGGCGGCGCGGGAGCGCCGGGCGGCGGGTTAGGAACGGGTGCCGGTACTCTTTCGATGCGCGTGCGCTGTTCGATAATCTCTACATCGGGATCATCGGCAAGCATCTGCACGCCGATTTCATTCAATCCGGTGACTGTGCCAACATCTGTCTGTTCGCATTCCTCCATGTAGACTTTGATGTATCCGTTTGGGTACATCAGGCAGTCTTTAATCCAATGGTGGAGCGACAAAAATCCGCCGTAGCCTTTATTGTTTGCGCGCATGACAAAATAATTTGTCACGTCGGTTTCTTGTTTTGCGGCGGCTTCGTCGTCGGGCGACGCGGGATCGAAAACTACAATTTCATCGCCGGACAAAAACACGCGCAGCACTGACGGCAGCACCCATTCGACCGTTTCGAGCGCTTCGCGCGTGACAAACTTGGAATATCCGGCGCGCTCATTGCCGTATTCCATGCCCGTGTAGTAATTAAAATTTTCCTCGCGAACATCGGAAATATCGCCTTCCTCGGTGTTCATCGCGTCATCGATCAGACGCCCGAGAAAACCGGCGACGGCCCGATCGGACATTGGCTCGCCGCGCCTGCGCCCGACTACATTGCTGGATTGGCGCGGACCGCGATTATTGTACGCGCCGCCTTTGCGGAGCGCCGAGCCGCGTGCGCCCGTGTTTGCTGTTGACCTGTCAATGCGTGCCATGACTAAACCACATGCTCTAAGTTAGGGTTAATGAGTGTGCCACGGCGAGATCGTTTCTCAGCATACTTGCGACCGGCATGCCCTGCAACGTCGCCCGCTTTGGCGGCTTGCTGTTTCCAGCTCGACGCCTTGCGATAGCCCTGCGCAAATTGTCGAAAAGCGTCTGCGCCATTGGACGCCCAATTATGCGCGGGCGTCCGGCGCGTCGTCTTGTGCAGTTCATCATACGTCCATTCGTAGCCGGACAGTGCGCGCAATCCGATTTCGCAGCCTTCCTCGTCAAAAAAGCATTCATCGAACACGCGCCGGGTCAGCTCGATTCCGTCATTGATGCTCTTGACACGTGGCACGACGCGGATCGGTGACAAACCCGCTTCCGTCAGAATTTGCTTGCGTGATTTGTTCTCAAATGCCGATATGTCGGTTACTTCTACGTCATGCGGCAAGTAGTGCGTGCCGTAGAAAATTCCGAGATCGCCTTTCAGCGTTTGAAGTTGCTCGACGTAGTACGTCAAATCCTCTAGCCGGGACTCGAAGTAGTAAACAAAATTGTGGCGTTGCTCGACATGTTGATGCAGCCAGATCGCGCACACGTCATTTCGACCGAGATCCCAATAGGTATTTACGGGAATGCCGCGTGTGATTGGTACAAAGCCGATGCGCTTTTGCTGGCGTGCCTTGCGCAGTTGTTTGCCGTAGATCGCCAGCTCGGTAGAGCGCTCAAACGCTTCGGCGGGCGTGCTCGGGTACTCTTGCTTCATTTTGTCGCGTTGTTCGGTTTCTTTTTTCGCGTACCAAAATTTTTGCTCGGGTTTCAAATCAATGCCGTGCTCTTGTCGAATCTCGCGGAAATAGATTTCCATTTTCTCGGGAATATCGACACGTTCGGCAAGCACGTAATCAGGATGCTTGTACCACGGAAAGAAAAAGAACTTCCAATCCATCGGCGTGAAATTTGTTTGCCCGTTTTCGACTGCCTGCGTTAGATCCTCGGCTGTGCGGCACATGTCGTAAAATTCACCGAACGGACCTTCCGCCGTCGATTCAATAAATGCGATCTGCCCCGGCGCAATCGTGTTCAACGTACCCGTAATGACTTCCGCCGCCTTGTCCGGGTACTTGGCGCACATTTTGCCAAACTCCGAAATGTGCAAATACTGATACGTGCCGGAACGCATTGACGTGCCGACGCGAATCATTGACCCATTTGAAAAACGCAGCGAGCGTGCCGTGTCGCTGGTCGCTTTGCGCTGAATTTTCAGATCATTCGGCAGATTGTCGTAAGCGAATTTGATCTTGTCGGTAAAGAACGCTTCGGCGTCCTCTTTATTGTGCGCGACGATACCGGCATTCTGATTGTCATTGAACAAACAGCGATCCAGCATGAAAATCTGAATGAATGTCGTCATGCCGAGCTGCCGCGCTTTCAGAATGATCGACAGATACCACATGTTTGCGTACAAAAGTTTTTGCGCCCAATTCGGACGAAATAGCACGCGCTGCCCTGCCTTATCCTTAATGTAATACAGGTTATTGAGCCGCCACCACGGATCAGCGAGATTCGTTTTTTCGAGTGCGTTACTCACTTTCACCTTCAATCGGCGGCGGCAGTCC